CGAGAGATGTCGAAGCCGATCTGATCAAGCGGCAATTCGGCATCTACGTGCCAGAATGCGAGGAAACCGCAATCTCCCGTGGCCGCAAGATCACGCGGCGCATCGCGATGTTTCCCGGCTACGTGTTCGTGTTCTTTTGGCCGACGGATGCGAACTGGCTACGCCTTTGCGACATCGATGGCGTGACTGCCGTGAGAGGAACGTTGACCGACGAGGAAATCGACAAGATCCGGGCCGTTGAAAACGCGCACCGGCCGATCGAACTGCAGTGGTTTGAGGTGCGGCCAGCGCTCCAGAAGAAAAGCGGTAGGCGCTGGCGCAAATCTCGAAAGCCGATCGTGGAGCAAGACGAGATTGTTGTGGTTCGATCTTGGTCCGCGTTCGAGGATGCTATCGACAAGCTTGACTCCGGGGGACGGACTCAGGCATTGCGCAATTACATCTCGTCGTAGCCGCCTTGCAAGGTGGGGCTCCGGATGCGAAGCGAAAAGCCCGCTTCATCAATCCCTCACTGTATCCAGAGGCAGAGTGCGGGGAGAAGTCCGACAAAGTCGGGCTTCTCCCTTTCGGGCGAGGGTTATATCGAGCCCGAAGCGGATCGTGAGAATACCGTGATCGAAAGCTTTGCCCGCCGCATCGTCAAAACAGGCTACTCTCAAGCCAGTCGTTCACTTCCTGCGATCCCTGGCCATAGTAAGGCTTTCGAAGCGTAATGACGTACAATTGGTCGTTGTCGTCTAGGTGCTTCAAAAGGCGTTGGTACACTTGCTCTGGATTTAGGTCGGAGTTTATGGCGTAAGATGATTCTGACAATTTGGCCCACGAACCGAATTCGTGGATAGCGCCAACGATATTCGGGCGCTTGATCTCTTTGTTCAGATCATAAGTTACGATGTAGGTGGCCATTCTAGCCCCTCTCGAAATGTGGGGCCGCTATTGACTGCTGACGAATCCGGACTGATTGTCCAGCTGTTGGTATCGCCAATGCCCGCTAGCAGCCCCTTAGCTGCGTTTCGCGGGTTCGGGAGGGGCCCCGCCACAGGGCTCCTCTCGAATCGGTTCCATTATATCCGGATTCGCGCTTGGGTAGTCCTTGTTCCGGTTTTGTGCGGGTTATTCACAACCTGCCGGTTAGCATCCATCCTCTAGCCGACCTGAAGCCGGGCCTGATCAGGTCGCTTTGTAGCGTCTAAGGGTAAGCGGCGGGCTCAGCCGGCCCTCGCGTTTCCTCTTGGGACGACGACCTCCAAGGCTCCCCTCCCTGGTGTGCAAGCGGCCTTCCTTTCTAGGCGTAATCGCCCTCCTTCTTCTTCTGCCTGATGTAGTCGTAGACCTTCTCCCTGCTCGGGCCTGCTGCACGGATGGCGCCTGACGCTGCCTGACCGCTGATGTTGAACTTCTTTGCGATGTACTGCACCTCATGCGGCTGCTGTGAGGCGCGAATGCGGTCGCCTTTGCCCACGTTCTTCGGATCGTCTGCCATCGGTTCCTCCTTGTTGGCCGTCTGAGGTTAGCACAGATGCCGCCATGGAAGCGCTGGTACAAGACAGCCCGCTGGCAGGCGCTGCGTATCGAGATCTTCGTGCGCGATCTCTTCACCTGCCAATGCGGCTGCGGTGTGATTGAGGGTGATACTTCGAAGCTGGTGTGTGACCACAAGATCCCACACCGTGGTGATGAGCGCTTGTTCTGGGACAAGACCAACCTGCAGACGCTGCTCAAGACCTGTCACGATCGAGCCAAGCAGAAAGCCGAGCAGTCCTCGCTGCATACCCGCGGCGTCTGGCACTGAGGGTAGGGCGGGGCAAAAGTCCACAAGCCCGCGCCTCTAGGACCGGCGGCTCTCCCATTCGCGGATTTTTTTCTGATGGATGACGTTTTTGACCTCTTCGGCAATCCGGTTCGCCCTGGCCGCGGCCAGCGCGGGCGGCCGCCGTATGAGCCGACTCCGGAAGATCGGAACAAGATCAAGCTGTTGCTGGCGCTCGGCAAGTCGATCCCGGTGATGGCGAATGCGATCGGCGTCTCGCCGGCGACGGTGAAGCGGTATTTTAGAGCCGAGCTCAAGGTGCGCGACGCGATGCGCGATCGCATGGAGTCGGCTTTCGCGCTGCAGCTCTGGCGCGGCGTCCAGGAGGGGAACGCCGGCGCGATGCGCCTGTGGCTCGCCTATGTCGAGCGCAACGATCGCATGCAGATCGAGACCACCTTCGCCGCGCAGCCGGCCGACAAGCCCGCGGCCGAGCGCATCGGCAAGAAGCTGGTCGACGAGCAGCGCGCGCTCGACGCCGACGCCGACCTGATGGCCGAGCTGGAACAGGAAGCGACATCGCAGAATGTCCATTGAGACGCTCCCGCGCTTCGCTTGCCCGGACTGGTGGGAGCGGATCCAGGCGGGTCAGATCCCGATGGCTGATGTCCCGCTGAACCAGGCCAAGGCGGCAAAAGCGCTCGCGTTCTTCAATCGACTGCGGCTTCCCGACGTCCCGGGCACCCCGTCGATGGCGGAGGCCTGCGGCGACTGGTTCAAGGCCATCCTCTGCGCCTTCCTGGCGAGCGAGGACCCGGCCACCAAGCGGCGGCTGGTCTGGGAGCTGCTCTGCATGGTGCCGAAGAAGAATTCGAAGACGACCTATGTGGCGGCGCTCGGCCTGACTGCGCTATTCCTAGAAGAGGCACCGAACCGCCAGATGCTGATCGTCGCGCCGAGCCAGAACATCTCCGAGCGGTGCTTCGAGCAGGGGCAGGGCATGATCCGCCTCGACAAGAAGCTGGATGCGATCTTCAAGGTGCAGGATCACCTCAAGTGCATCACGCGCCGGAAGACGGGAACGCAGCTCGACGTCAAGACCTTCGACACCTCGATCGTGACCGGCGAGATCCCGATCCTGACGATCATCGACGAGCTGCACGAGCTCGGCAAGAAGGCCAAGGCGGCCGCGGTCATGCAGCAGATCCGCGGCGGCGGCATCACGATGCAGGGCGGCCAGGTGCTGATGATCACGACGCAGTCGGACGAAGCGCCGGCGGGCATCTGGCGCACCGAGCTGAAGAAGGCCCGCGCGATCCGCGACGGCAAGGGCGGCCCGAATCCGATTCTGCTGCCCGTGTTGTATGAGTATCCGCACGAGCTGCAAAAGGACCAGGACTACTGGCGCGCCGTCGACAACTGGTCGCTGCTGCTGCCGAACCTCGGCCGCTCGATCGACCCGCAGCGTCTCCTGGAGGACTACCAGAACAACGGCCGGGTCAACGAGGAAGCCGAGCAGATCTGGGCCTCGCAGCATCTCAACATCGAGATCGGCGTAGGCCTTGGCGCCGATGGCTGGCGCGGCGCGGATTTCTGGGAAGCGGCCGCTGACAAAACCCTGACGCTCGACTCGCTGCTCGCGCGCTGCGAAGTCGTCACGATCGGCGCCGACGGCGGCGGCCTTGACGATCTGCTCGGCCTGGCCGTGATCGGTCGCGACCGCGAGACGCGCGAGTGGTTGTCCTGGTGCCACGCTTTCGCCGATCCGAAGGTGCTGGAGCGGCGCAAGGAGATCGCTCCGCTGCTGAAGGACTTCGCCGAGGAGGGCTCGCTGACGATCGGGGACGGCGCCGCGCGCCACAAGCGCTTCGTCGAGCTGGTCGCGCAGGTCCGCGCCTCCGGCCTCTTGCCGCAGAAGGATGCCGTCGGCGTCGACCCGAACAACGCCGCGGCCGTGTTCGAGGCGCTTGCCGAGGGCGGTGTAGCGCCTGAACAGATCCGCAGGCTGATGCAGGGGCCGGCCCTGGCGCCGGCGATGTACGGCCTCGAGCTCAAGCTCGATGACGGCACGTTCTGGCACGCCGATCAGCTTTTGATGGCGTGGGTGATGGGCAACGCCAAGGTCGAGCAGAAGGGCAACCACCTCCTGATCACCAAACAGATTTCCGGCCGCGCCAAGATCGATCCCCTGATCGCACTATTCGAGGCCGCGATCCTGATGAGCTGGAATCCGCAAGGCGTCATGGACATCAGCGATTTCCTCAAGAACGCGGTGATGGCCGGATGAGCTGGCTCACGTCGTGGTGGCAAAAGCCTGCGCTGAAAGTGCAGGACCCCCAGAACTCGCGGCGCGGCACCAGTGGCAACTGGGCCGGCCGCGACGTCGGGCCCGATGGCGCCATGCGGCTGTCCTCGTTCTGGTCCTGCGTTCGCCTTAACTCGGAGACCATCTCGACGCTGCCGCTCGGCATCTATGAGCGCCAGCGCGACGGCAGCAAGGCGCCGGCGGACGGCCATCTGCTCTATGGCACGCTGCACGACAGCCCGAACGCGGACCAGACCGCGGCGGAGTTCTGGGAAAGTCAGGTCATCTCGCTCTGCATCTTCGGCAACGCCTATTCGCTGAAGGACAAGCGGGAGGATGGTTCGATCATCTCGCTGACGCCGCTGTCGGCGGCGCCGGGCGACATGGACCGCAAGCGCGATGACAAGGGCGTGTTGCGCTACAGCTTCACCCATCGCGGCAAGCGCTACATCGGACTCACCGAGGATGACGTCTTCCACATCCGCGGCTTCGGCGACGACGGCAACGGCGGCGGGCTTTCAGTGATTGCCTTCGCCCGCCAGAGTCTGTCGATCGCGGAAGCGATTGCAGCGTCCGCCGGCGCGACGTTCAAGAACGGCATGAAGAGCTCGATCTTCTTCACGGCGCCGCCCGGCGTGAAGATGGATCAGCCCCAGCGGAGCGACTTCCGCAAGGCGTTCATCGATCCCTATATCGGCGGCGAGGCGGTCAACGCCGGCCTCCTTGAGCACGGCTTCGACGTCAAGGCCGTCAGCCTGCCGCCCAAGGATGCCGAGATGCTGCTGACCTGGCGTTTCTCGGTCGAGGACATCTGCCGCTGGCTCCGCGTGCCGCCGGTGCTGATCGGCCACTCCGCCGACGGACAGACCATGTGGGGATCCGGCATCGAGCAGATCATGCTCGGCTGGCTCACGCTCGGCTTGCGGCCGTATCTGACGCGTATCGAGCAGGCGGTCAAGAAGCGCCTGGTGGTGCCGAAGGAGCGGGGCAGGATCTTCGCCGAGTTCAACGTCGAGGGTTTGCTGCGCGCCGACAGCGCCGGCCGCGCCGCGCTGCTGTCTTCGCTGGGGCAGAACGGCTACCTCACGCGCAACGAAGGCCGAGCCCTGGACAACCGCCGGCCGATGCCGGGCGGCGACGTGCTGACGGTGCAGTCCAACCTGGTGCCGCTCGATCAGCTCGGCAAGCTGCAGGTCGGGCCGGTTCAGCAACTGCGTTCGGCGATGATGAATCTGTTGTTCGGCGGCGATATCGACGCCGTCGTCGAAGCCAAGATGAAGGCCTTGATCGGCCACAATGGTGGGCCGCCTCTCGACGGGAGCGATGCGCAATGAAGCTCAAGAACGCTGCGGCTGCGCCGCGGATCAAGGACTTCTCGTTCAAGGTGAAGGCCGCCGGCGACACCGGCGCGATCGAGGGCTACGCCTCGGTGTTCGGCGTGCGCGATAGCTACAACGAGGTGGTGCTCCCCGGCGCCTTCGCCGACAGCCTCGCCAGGCACACGCGCGAGGGCACCTATCCGCTGATGCTGTGGCAGCACAATCCGGATGAGCCGATCGGCGTCTGGAACGAGATGTCCGACGACGGCAAGGGCCTCTTTGCCAAGGGCCAGCTGCTGCAGGGTGTGCGCCGCGCCGACGAGGCGCTGATCATGCTCAAGGCCGGCGCCATACAGGGCATGTCGATCGGCTATCGCGAGGTCGACGTCGAGCCCGCCACCAACGGCGATCCGCGAAAGCTGATCAAGCTCGATCTGCTGGAGGCCTCGATCGTGTCGTTCCCGGCCAACCGCCGGGCCCGTGTCGACAGCGTCAAGAGTGAGGGGCGGCTCTCCGAGTTCGCGCGGCGCCTGCGCGATGGCGAGCCGCCGCCCGTCAAGGAATTCGAGGATGTCCTGCGCGAGGCAGGCATTCCGAAAGCCATGGCCGTGCAGATCGCCTCTGTCGGCTATGCGAAAGCTGTTCGGAGCGAGTCCGAGAGCGGCGAGGCGATCAAGTCCGCGCTGAGTGACGCTCTCGCGTCGCTGCGCTCCATCACCACTAAACCCTGAAGGGGAATCACATGAAGCGTTTCACGCCGTTGCTGGCATTCGCCGGCATCGTTGCGATCGCGTTTGTCGCGGTCGTTGTTCTCGACTACTCGGCCGTGGCCCACGCGCATGCCTGGGGCGGCTTCGTCGCCGACGCCGCCAGCCTTGCCACGCTCGAGAAGCAGATCACCGAGATGGCGGCCCAGCTCAAGACCGCAGCGGACGACGTGAAGAAGTCGGCCGAGACCACGCAAGTGGAGCTGAGGAACCTCGGCACCACCACGGCCGACACCAAGAAGGCCGCCGACGAGGCGCTGATCAAGCACAACGAGATCAGCCAGCGCATGACGGAGCTCGAGCAGAAGATGACGCAGTTGCGCCACGGCGGCGGCCCGGAGCGTCAGAAGACGATCGGCGAGCAGGTCACCGAGAACGCCGAGGTGCTCGACTTCCTCAAGTCCGGGCGCAAGGGCCGGGTCTCGATGAAGCTGAAGGCGATCATCTCCTCGCTGACCACGGACGCCAACGGCTCGGCCGGCGACTTGATCGTCCCGCAGCGCCTGGCGGGAATCATCACGCCGCCCCAGCGCCGCATGACGATCCGCGATCTCATCACGCCTGGCCGCACCAACTCCAACGCGATCCAGTACGTCAAGGAGACCGGCTTCACCAACAGCGCCGCGACCGTGTCGGAAACCTCCGGCGCGACCAAACCGCAGTCGGAGATGAAGTTCGATCTGATGACCACTTCCGTCACCACGGTCGCACATTGGGTGAAGGCGACCCGGCAGATCCTGTCGGACGTGCCGCAGCTGCAATCCTACATCGACGGCCGCCTGCGCTATGGCCTGGCCTACGTCGAGGAGGGGCAGTTGCTCAACGGCAGCGGGACTGGCACGGACCTCAACGGCATCAACACCCAGGCGACCGCTTACGCGGCGCCGATCGTGCCGTCCGCCGCCGGCAGCCTGACCAAGATCGACGTCATCCGCCTCGCGATCCTGCAGGCCTTTCTTGCGGAATACCCGGCCAATGGCATCGTGATGCATCCGTCGGACTGGGCCGATATCGAGCTGACCAAGACCGACGTCGGCGATTACCTGATGGCGAATCCGCAAGGAGGCATCGAGCCGCGGCTGTGGCGTCTGCCGGTGGTCGAGACGCAGGCCGAGACCGTCGACAACTTCCTGGTCGGCGCCTTCCAGCTCGGCGCGCAGATATTCGATCGCGAAGATGCCAGCGTCGAGATCTCGACCGAGGACGGCGACAACTTCGTCAAGAACCTGGTCACCATCCTCGCCGAGGAACGCCTGGCGCTCGCGGTCTATCGTCCCGAGAGCTTCGTCAAGGGCACGTTCACGGGAGCGCTCGCCGCCTGATCGAGCGCAGGCAGCGAGTCTTGGGGGGAGCCCGGGCCGGCAATGGCCCGGGCTTTTCCATGTCTAGGGTAAGGGCAGAGCAAACCAGGAGCGAGAAGCCATGAGGCTCAGGATGACGGACCAGCTGCACATCAGCTCGGTGTCGCGTGACACGCTGAAACCAGGCCAGGAGATCGAGGTCAGCGATTCCCTCGGCGCGGAGCTTTTGAAGAAGCACCCCGACAAGGTCGAGCGGATCGGCGGCAAGGCCGAGCGCAAGCCGCGCAACAAGGCCGAGAAGGCGCCGGACAACAAGTAGGAGCCGGGCGCAGGCCGGCTCCGGATTTCAGGAAGCGGGCATTCCGTCCGCCGACGACCAGCGGCACGCACTGAGCGCGCCATAGCAGAAGGGAAAGACACATGCGTCGCTACAAGGTCAGCGTCACCACGGCAGCGGACGGCACCGCGACTACCTACACGCCGCGCTTCGACGGCAAGATCCACAGCATCCACTACCTCAAGGACGGCAGCAACGGCTACGCAAATGGCGTTGACTTCACCATCACGGCTGAGGCGACCGGCGAGAACATCTGGACCGAGAGCGACGTCAACGCCTCGACCGTGCGCTATCCGCGCGCGCCGACGCACTCGCAGGCTGGCGTTGCTTCGCTCTACGCCGCCGGCGGCACGGCGGTCCAGGCGCCGGTCGGCATGGCCAGCGATCGCGTCAAGATCGCGTTGGCACAGGGCGGCGCCTCCAAGGTCGGCGTCTTCCACGTCCTGGTCGACAATCGCTGAACGGGCCGCTGCGGGCCGGATTTCTCGGAGAGCATTATCATGAGCACTGGTCTGACGATCCGGTCCGCCCTCGTCTCAAGTCGGGCGAGCATTTCATTCCCTCGGGACAGTGAAGCCTACTCCGCAGGTCGGGAGACGCCCCGGATGTCGGCTATCACTGCCGCAACGCCATTGATGAAAGCTTGGCACTCAGCGTGTGTTTTGAAATTGCCTTTGTACTTTCCGAACAAAAAGACGGTCCGGCCGTGCCCTTTTCCAAAAAAATACTGACCGACGAGAGTGCCGGCCTCATCTTTAAGTTCAATGCTGCCGAGGCTCTGAGTTGCCTTGAGGTCTGTCTCGGGAAGATCGATCCGCACATCTGTCTCCGCGGGGTGTGCAAGGCCGGCACCAGAGCTTATCGCAACATCTGCAGGAATGGCTACTCCCTCAGGGGCCGTGAACTTCCCGCGCGCTTGGTTAGAACACCCCCTCGAAAGACCCCACCATGCCCCTGAGCGAGCGCGTGCTGATCACGCCGCCGACCGAGGACGTCTTGACCCGGGACGAGGTCAAGCAGCACCTCCGCGTCGACTTCGACGACGACAACGCCCTGATCGACGGCATGATCCTCGCCGCGGTCGGCCAGCTTGATCCCGCCGCCGGCGGATGGCTGGGGCGGGCGCTGCGGCCGCAGACCTGGGAGCTGCAGCTGCGGGACTTCTGGCAGCGGGATTGCGGCAAGCCCGATCTCATCGTGCTGCCGTATCCGCAGCTGATCTCGATCGACAGCGTGACCTATGTCGACGGCACGGGCGCGACGCAGACGCTGGCCGCC